ACTGTTTGAAGATAGCAGCAGAATCCATCCAGCCATCTTTGACTCTGTACTTCTCGTCAAACAAACCTATCCGTTGACCGTCATCATTGGTGGGCATGGTAGCGAACTGCTCCATCCTGCCGTTGACCCGATGGTCTGGCTTTTTGTTTTCGTCCACCAGTTTGCCGTTGATGTTGAAGTCACAAGAGGCATTAGCCAATTGCGCTTCCTTGTCATACATCCACCGCCATGTGGTGAGGTGTTTGTATATCTTGTGATACAGCTCATGCAGCAGCACAAACCGTAACTGTGCATCGGTCAATGACTGTATGAACGCACGTCCAAACTCCACATCGACGCCGTTGGTACGAGCCGTGGGTATGTCTTCGACAACCTCCAGCTTGCCCAGCATCAGCACACCGGCTGACCACATGTAGCGTGGGTGTCGCATAATATCTACGACACACTTCTGGAGCCGTTGCTCCTCCGTTATCTTTGTTGCTAGTAACACGTTATCTCCTTACACCTTGTCGGCTGTGAACATCCAAGAGTTCTTGCTGCACCATTCACCGTAACCGGCATCCTGCACAACAATCTCTCGGCGCTTTTCGTCGTAGTTCTTATCTCGAACCCCATTGATGAAGTAGCCTTGTGCTTCTGTGTCAAGACGCTTCATGTACGTGAACCATGCCGGAGTCCAAGACCTTTCAATGGAACCCAGTGTTCGATACACCACCATGCAAGTGCCTGATGGAGTCGTTGGCACTAGCGCACCTTCTGGATCCTGCTTGATCGACTCCAGTGATGGCAGATCGTGTGCCAGCTTTACGAACGCCGCCAGATCTTGTGCGCCACGGTCACCGATGATCCCTGTCAATAAACTTGTTATGACAAAGCTATCCAGTTCCTCACGTTTCTTGACGATGTAACTCGCCTTCTCCAGTGAGCGCGGTGTGACAAACGATGTACGTTCTTTCGCTTTGGGGTGGAAGATGTACTGGTTGTCGTTGGGGTCTGGCACTTCCTCAAACGATTGGAACAACTGCGGGGTCTCCTTGGCCCAGCCAAGTACAGTGTGGTCAATGCCGTTCTCGACACCCCACGCAACCCACTCCATATGGTCTGGCTTACGTATCCGCATCCGCACAATCCGATTACACGCATGTGGTGGTAACAAGTCACCGACCTTCTCAGCACCTAGATTAGTCGTCGCAAAGATAATTGAGTCAGGATGTAGCGCCCTACCTGCAAACATCCGCTCTTGCATAGCACCCAGCAGCGCCAGCTTGACCGATGGGTTTGACTTGCCGTACTCGTCAAGACACAGGGTGACTGGCCCGTCGAGGTGCAAGCCAAGCTCTTCGTTTGTTGCGAAGTTAACGTATGACACTTCGTTGTTGAGCTTGATGTTGGGGATCATCAGATCACCCAAGTCCTTGGTAGTGCAGTCAAACAAGATCGCCTTGTTCTTCGGGAACTTCTTAGCCAGCATCTTGAGCATTGAAGTCTTGCCCGTACCCATATGGCCTTCGGCAAGGTAGACAATGCCACCGTCTTTTTCTCTGCCTGTTGCAGCGATTGCGTCTACGCCTTGTTCTAGTGAAACAGCGTACATATCTTGAGTTAAACTCATAATGGTCTCCTTAGTTTTGCTATCAAATTTCCAGTGATGGAAGGTTATCAATGACGTTCTGTGTCATGGATTTGGTTTGCGCTCTCAAGAACTGATCGTCCCTGAGTGCTTCGGGTGTGACTCGCGCCAGATCATTCTCTAGCCGGTCACAAAGTGCTGTGATCCGCGTATCACCAACAAGGTTGCACGCCTTAACAAGTTTCACGGCCTTGAGTACATTCGGCACGAGCGTGTCACGGAATATCTTGTTCTTACCGCCATCTGCACGATCTATCGGGTTGACCTCCCCGTAGTCATCTGCTTCGTCGGTCAGCTTCTCGACCATGTTCTCCAAGTACCCACGAAGCTCGCCCAGTATCCTGTTCATACCGTTTACGTAGTTCTCACGTATGTGGTTGTCGTACTGCTTGCGCGTCTCTTCGAGTGCCGTGTCGTATATGTCATCGGCAAAGTGTTCACCGTGTGTAAACGGAGTCTGGAATATCTGCATACTGAACTTGTCAGCGATAGCCATTCTGCTCGGGTACTCGTGCGGTCTGAACAGATCACCCAACACGCCACGCTGCTGATCTACATACAAGTCGTAGTCTCGTAAGAACTCCTCGACCTTGACCTCGAATTGTTGCTTGATCGACGTAATCTCTGTGTAGAAATCAGGGAACGCAGCGTTCGATATCATGCGTGGCCCACGGTCTTTGAATGGCATCGTGCTTGGGTAGTACACATGGTTACGGGCAGCGCCTTTGAGCCTGTGTATCTCTTTGAGTAACTTGTTACCGGCAAATAACTTCTTGCGGTACGTGCCCGCATTAGAATCGGCATTGTTGTCGGTTGCGACCTTCTGCGAAACGTCATCGTCGGTTATCACACCGTCCCATGCTGAGACGTTCAGTTCGACCAGCTTGGCAGCACTTGCCAAGGACGGTACGTTGATCTCAGCCTGCGATGGCAGTTCTGGTAATGTCGAACATGTTAGACTATCTGACATGTGTAGCTCCTTTTGGTTATGAGTTATCTGTTCCATTGCTTTGCAACCTCCCTCTTTCTATTAGTAAGTAAATGAAACCGCTCAGTGGCAGTTCGCTTGTATCTGGGTCACCCCAGTTCGTTATGGCCCGTAGTAAGAAATACTTCGGTATCCAATCCAGTTTCTCAGCCATCATCAAAGCAGCTAAGTCGTGGTGGTCTTGCAGATCCATGTCCTCACCGATCTCGACTAACACCTCTTCGCCTTTCTCACCCATCGTATTGATGGCTTTGATCTTTGCCGACTTGGTGTCTGTTGCTGGCACATAGCTAGTTACGATGCGTTGCAGGTGATACCGCTCCACATTCGCAGCTATTTCTTCACGCAAATTATCAGCACTCATTAGCTGACTGTTCTTAACGTACATTCACTTCTCCTTCCTTATTGGTAACCCGACGCTGTCGAGCATCCGTTTCGTTATGACCAGCGGGTGACACTCGTCACAGCACTGACCTTCTTTTATAGGCTGGGCGTTATGCCCACCTGCCCATCCGTTTGCTTGTGGCTTGATCGGCATACCGCAAAGCACACAAGGGTCTAACACGTTAGACATAATCAACTTCCTACCTACCAATGTGTTTGATGTCGTCAGCAGGGATAACCTGATACGCACCTTTGTTGTACGGGACAGACACAGTAAACAGATTGTTCTTCTGTCCGTCCGGGACGTTTCTGTCGTTTGCGTCATAACCCGTTAGCGCGTGGTTGATTACTGCGCCAACATGCGACGGGTATTTCACACACGAATCGGGTGTTGGATGCTGTTGAGCCTCAATGGTCTGCAACGTCATCGGCTTGAACACACGAGCACGGCGCGGCTTGCGAACCGGCTTGTATCGTCTTGGCATACGACCTCCTTTGTTTGTGTCTAACATGTTAGACATTTATTTTTTATGGGCGCGACGAAACCCGTCAAAGCAATATGTAACGTCCCACACATGAACACATTATCGCATATCTAGGGGCCGGTGTCAAGTGTTTAAGTTTCGTACTTTTTGGTGTTTAGAGGTGGTGTGAGATAGCTACGGGTGTAATGTTCCACAATGTTCCCTAGTGGTGGTGGGTAAGTCATTGAAAAACCTCGAATGTTCCAATGTTCCAGAATTTGAGGGATTGAATACCTGCCAGAGAGGGAGGGAGGAAAGGGAACAAAAGAGTTTTGTACCCCTTCAAAATCTTACCGTATATATATATTTTCTTAAAAAAGGAACATTACAAAGAAAACCCCTTGAACGCATATGCGGTTAACGCCAGATACCACCAGATACAATCGTACGATAGCTGTCATTTGTTCCTTTTTGCCTAAAAAAAAGGGAACATTAGGGGCACAAACGGGGAACATTGTGGAACATTACCATTGTGCAAAAAGGCACATTCAACTTCTGCCAATGTCTAACATGTTAGACACTATGCTAGTACGCGATACGCAACGCTACGCTGGGAACTGATCTCATCACTTCTTATGGTACGTTCGCCACGCTACGATTCGCCACGCAACGCTACGTTAGGAACTGGCCTCACAAGGTCGGGACGTAAAAAAGCCCCGATCAGCAAATGCTGACCGAGGCTGATTGGTTAGTGGTTAGTGGTTAGGCTTGGCAGAGATCCATGCAGCCCATGCTGCTCTATCCTCGCCGGTGATTTGCGGTTCCTCCGCTTGGGCGTCTTTGTCGAGAATGCCCTTGGCTTTGTCCGCATGTTCGTTCAACCGTTCTAGCACTGGGCGCGTTTTGCGTATTGCCTTCTCGCCGTTCGCCTCTGCCACCAGCGCGGTTTCAATCGTTTTCACTCGCCCGATGAATCGGGAAGTGTATTGCTTCATGCCTTTCTGAACCGCTCGCCGTTCGGCTTTGTCATCGTCGGACAATGCCTTGGGGTCACTGTTGTAGAGCATGAAAGCGCGATCACCGCGTGATTGTAGAATCGCCTGATGAAAGTCTTTCCACTTGACTGGGTTAGTCGGATCCGACTCTTTCAGCCGTGCGAATTGAACTTCACTATCGGCGAGCCAGACTGATTTGCCACCACTTTCGACAAACTCTAGTGCGGCATCGTTGGCTTGCGCCTCCGCGTTGCTAAATTTACGAACTGCGGCCATTGCTTGTTTGTTGTTGTAAGTACTGATGGTACTTCTCCTATTGGTTTAGTTAATGCCGCCATCGCTGGCGACCCATATAGAATAGCAAGTTACCAGATAAATGCAAAAAATGGCATTTAATACCAATGTCTAACATGTTAGACACTAACGAAACACCACACCCCCCCGACCCCCCGCGCATAGCTTGTGACTCCTAGCAGTTCTCTGTATTACTAATCTGCACGAACTTTCAGCAATTTTTTGAGTTTCGGCACCCCACCCCCCTCTACACAGGAACCCCCCCACCCTAAAAATAAAAGTCCCCCTGAAAAAATTTTTTGTGTATATTTCTGCCAACGGCTTATAGCCAGCGACACAATTCATGCCTATGCCTTTGTCTATCGAACCCGAAATCGGCGTGCCGTTTACTGACGATTTGCCGAATATGGATCTGAAAGAGCGAGCGGAAGCGGCGTGTAACACTGCGCTTGAGCTTTCCAAACACGGACTGGACTTAGAACCCACGGCAGAAGATGAAGATACGGCTGCAAGACTTGCTATTGCGTACGCTGATGACCCTGATAAGACTTCTCGTAAAGTTACTGCGAAGAAAGCGGCGACACTTACCCCTGCCTCCCTTGTCTTAACGAACAACATACTGCAAGAGTTCGGGCACTCAGTTGTAGAAAGTGCAGTACAGATCAGATACCTCGTAACAAATAAACTTTTGTTGGAGTCCGAGAACGACGACCCGCGCATACGTATGCGTGCGTTGGAGCTACTGGGCAAGATCTCAGACGTGAGTTTGTTCGCAGAAAAGTCAGAGGTGACGGTTACGCATCAGTCTACGGACGACCTGCGTAATAAGTTACGTGGGAAACTGGAGAAGCTAATAACTTCTGACGAAGAAGTGGTAGAAGGTGAGTACATAGAAAGCTCTTTTGATGTAGACGATGAGCTTGGCCTTACCGATGCCTAGTGTTAACCCTGTCATACCTTCTTTTAGCGAAGATGAAGTTGAGCAGATGCTCAATAATCTTGATGCGTTCTCTGATGACGAGGTTGTAGAGATCAATCGCATTGTCGATGAGCTGGAAGTTCGTAAATCCAACAAGGCTGCGTACGACGACCTCATAGAATTTTGCAAAAAGATGCAGCCAGACTACATTGTGGGCAAGCATCACCGCATTTTGGCTGATTTGCTCATGGATATTGAGAAAGGTAGGAAGGATCGCATCTGCGTGAACATCCCACCACGCCACGGTAAGTCCCAACTTGTCTCTATCTTCTTCCCAGCATGGTTTTTAGGGCGAAATCCGAACAAAAAAGTAATGATGGTGTCGCATACCACTGATTTGGCGGTAGATTTTGGTCGAAAGGTGCGAAATCTCATCTCTACAGACGCATATCAGGCCATTTTTCCTACCGTACAGCTTGCCAGTGACTCAAAATCAGCCGGTAGATGGAACACAAACGTCGGTGGTGAGTATTATGCGTGTGGTATTGGCTCTGCTCTTGCTGGTCGCGGTGCTGATTTACTCTTGGTAGACGACCCGCACTCGGAACAGGACGTAATCAACGGTAATTTTACTGTTTTTGAGAAAGCGTACGAGTGGTTCACGTTCGGAGCACGTACTCGTCTGATGCCGGGGGGCCGTGTAGCCATAATTCAGACCCGATGGCACATGGATGACCTGACTGGGCGCGTTGTACGTGACATGACGCAGAATGACAGGGCAGATGAGTACGAAGTAGTTGAGTTTCCCGCCATATTAGAGGTGGAGGATGAGGAAACAAACGACATTGTAGAAAAACCCCTATGGCCTGAGTTCTTTGACCTAGAGGCACTGCTGCGGACTAAGGCATCCATGCCGACATTCCAGTGGAACGCGCAGTATCAGCAGACACCTACGGCAGAAGAGGCCGCGCTGGTCAAACGTGAGTGGTGGCAGATATGGGATCAGGAGAACCCACCTAACTGTGAGTACATTATTATGTCGCTGGACGCAGCGGCAGAGAAACACAACCGTGCGGACTACACGGCGCTGACTACATGGGGTGTGTTTTTGTATGAAGAGACGGACAACTACAACATCATCCTGTTAAACAGTATAAAGAAGCGTATGGAGTTTCCAGAGCTAAAAGACATGGCAATGGAAGAGTATGGTGAGTGGGATCCTGATGCGTTCATCGTAGAGAAGAAGTCATCGGGCACCGCGCTGTACCAAGAGATGAGGCGTATGGGGTTACCAGTTTCAGAGTATACGCCTCACAGAGGATCAGGTGATAAACTTGCACGTCTTAACTCAGTATCTGATATTGTCGCGTCTGGTTTGGTATGGGTACCTCCCACACGCTGGGCGGAAGAGGTAGTTGAGGAGATTGCTGGGTTTCCGTTTATGAGCCATGATGACTTGGTTGACTCTACAGTCATGGCACTCATGCGCTTCAGGCAGGGCGGGTTTATACGACTACCGACAGACGAGCCGGAAGAACCAAGATACTTTAAGTCGCGGAGGAGCGGCTTCTACTAGAGATAAGTTATGGCTATAGAAAAAGGTTTGTATGCAGCACCCGAAGGCATTGACGCAGGTGTAGACGAAGAAGCGCCTGATCTGGAGATAGAGATTGTTGATCCAGAAATGGTGACCCTGAGTGACGGTAGTGTAGAAATCACTATTATCCCTGACGCAGAATCTACAGACATGCTTCCCTTCGATGCAAACCTAGCCGAAGCATTAGAAGACAGTACGCTGGCTGAACTTGCTGATGAGTTAGTAGGGCTTGTATCTGCCGACTATGACAGCCGCAAAGATTGGGCTGATAGTTTTGTTAAAGGTCTGGACGTACTGGGCTTTAAGTATGAAGAGCGTACTGAACCGTGGGACGGTGCGTGTGGCGTGTACTCTACAGTGCTCGCTGAAGCAGCCATACGCTTCCAAGCAGAAACCATGTCAGAGACGTTCCCCGCCGCTGGGCCGGTAAAGGTCAAAATCCTTGGCGAAGAAAACAAGGACAAGGAAGAAGCCGCAGACCGCGTAAAAGCGGACATGAACTACGAACTTACCGAGCGCATGGTGGAGTACAGGTCAGAGCATGAGCGCCTGCTGTACAGCCTTGGCTTGGCTGGTAGTGCGTTCAAGAAGGTATATTTTGATCCGAACATAGGCCGACAGGTCGCCATGTACATACCTGCTGAAGATGTGGTTGTACCCTATGGTGCCTCACACATTGAAACCGCAGAACGTGTTACGCACATCATGCGTAAGACTAAGAACGAGCTAAAGAAGCTACAGGCCGGTGGGTTCTATAGAGAAGTAGAACTGGGCGAACCGCAGGCATACCACACAGATATAGAAGAACGTAAGGCAGAGGAAGGTGGCTACTCGCTGACAGACGATGACCGCTACTCTTTATATGAAGTGCACGCCGATTTGGTTATTGATGGTGTTGACGAAGATGACGACGAGATAGCCAAGCCGTACGTGGTGACACTGGAGCGTGGTACAAACCAGATTCTCTCTATACGTCGAAACTGGAACCCCGACGACTCGTTGATGTTAAAGCGCCAGCACTTCGTACACTATGTGTATGTGCCGGGATTTGGGTTCTATGGGCTGGGCCTTATCCACATCATAGGGGGGTACGCTAAAGCGGGTACGTCTATTATACGGCAACTGGTGGACGCTGGTACGCTAGCTAATTTACCGGGGGGTCTGAAGTCCCGTGGATTGCGGATCAAAGGTGATGATACTCCCATAGAGCCGGGAGAGTTTAAGGATGTGGATGTACCGTCTGGTAGCATACGCGACAACATCTTGCCGCTTCCTTATAAGGAACCGAGTCAAACGCTACTTGCGTTACTAGAAAGAATTACAAATGAGGGTCGTAGGCTAGGCGCTATCAGTGATATGAACATCTCTGATATGTCTGCGAATGCCCCGGTGGGCACTACACTGGCCCTGTTAGAGAGAACTCTCAAGCCAATGGCAGCAGTGCAGGCCCGTGTACATTATGCCATGAAGCAAGAGTTTAAGCTCTTAAAAGCAATCATGGCAGAGTACGCTCCTGAAGAATATGCGTATGAGCCGATACGTGGTGAAGTGAGTGCTCGTGTTACAGACTATATGGCAGTTGATGTCATACCTGTCAGCGACCCGAATAGTTCTACGATGGCCCAGCGAGTTGTGCAGTATCAAGCGGTATTGCAGATGTCGCAGTCTGCGCCTCAGATATACAACTTGCCTCAACTGCATAGGCAGATGATAGAGGTGTTGGGGGTTAAGAACGCAGATAAACTTGTTCCGACAACCGATGATGCCAAGCCTACAGATCCAGTAAGTGAAAACATGGACGCACTGGTCGGCAAGCCGCTAAAAGCGTTTATTTATCAAGACCATGAGGCGCATATCGCAGCACACCAAGCGTTTATGCAAGACCCAGTAATGATGCAGATGATAGGGCAGAACCCACAGGCCAAGCCAATTATGGCAGCACTACATGCTCACATAGCAGAACACCTTGGGTTCTTGTATCGCAAGCAGATGGAAGAAAAACTAGGCGCAGCGTTACCTCCACCGAACGAGGAGTTGCCCGAGCAGGTTGAAGTCAATCTGGCTAAGTTGGTGGCTGACGCAGGTAAACAACTTACACAGCAGAAACAGCAGCAAATGGCGCAACAACAGGCACAGCAGAAAGCACAAGATCCTGTTGTACAGATGCAGCAGGCAGAACTACAAATTAAACAACAAGAAGTGCAACGCAAAACAGCTAAAGACCAATTGGATGCACAACTTAGGCAGGCAGAGCTAGAGTTAAAAGCACGTGAGAGCATGCAAGATGCTCAGATAGATCAGGCTGAATTAGCAATAAAACAACAAGAATTACAAATTGACGCACAGAAAGCAGGCGCTAAACTTGCCGCAGATCGTAGGAAGGACAACACGAAGTTAGATCTTGACCTACTCAAGACCGTAAAGGATTCCAATAACAACCGAGGCCAATAATGGCTGTAACCGTCTTAGACGTGCTAAAAGAACGAGTCGAGGCTGATAAAGCCTCTGCACTACAATTTCTTAGTAGTGGGGGAGCCAAAGACTTCTCTATGTACAAGGAAACCACAGGTTTGATTCGAGGTCTCGAAACCTGTCTGAGCTATGTAGACGACCTCTCGCGCAATTTGGAGTATGACGATGAGTGAAGCTGTTGACACAGTTGAAGACCTAGACGCACAGCTACCTGTACCTGTGGGGTATAGAGTGTTGGTTGCACTACCGCAGATCGAAGAAACCTTTGATGGTACGGACTTACTGAAGACCGACACCACAAAAAGCCAAGAGTATGTAATGTCGATTATCGGCCTTGTGATGGATATGGGCGAACAAGCCTATAATGACGCTGAGAGGTTCCCTACTGGGCCTTGGTGTAAGCAAGGGGATTATGTGATGTTCCGCGCTAATTCAGGCACAAGATTTAAGGTTGGCGACGTAGAATATCGTTTGATGAACGATGACTCCATCGAAGCTGTTGTAGCAGATCCCCGTGGTGTATCACGAGCGTAAGGAAGATAGATGCCGTTTCAAAAAGTTGAGTATAGTTTCCCTGATGAAGAGAAGAACACTGGTATAGAAGTGGAGGACTCTGGTGAAGTTGAAATTGACCTTTCTGGTAAAAAAACTGCGGATGAGTATGCAAGTGATTCTGCTACACCTGAAGCCAAATCAGAACCAGAGCCAGATGAGCTGGACATTGCGGTTGTGGATGACACGCCAAAGGCTGATCGTAACCGCAAGCCATCTGAGCCGCCGTCTGACGTTACTGACGAAGAGCTTGAAGGCTACTCTGAAAAGGTGCGTAACCGCATTAAGCACTTTAGCAAGGGGTACCACGATGAGCGGCGAGCAAAAGAATCTGCACAACGGGAACGACAAGAGCTAGAGTCTCTAGCGCAAAGGCTCGTTGATGAAAACAAAGAGCTAAAAGGTAATGTAACCAAAAATCAGGAAGCATTACTTGAGCAGGCAAAACGCAACGCTGCTATTGAGATGGAAAGTGCCAAGCGTTCTTACAAAGCGGCATACGATAGTGGCGATTCAGAGGCAGTGCTTGAAGCGCAGGACAAGTTAACCAGCGCAAAGATAAAGTCTGATAAGCTAGATAACTTCAAGATACCGGCTTTACAGGACGAAGAAACTGATGTACAAGACACACAAGAACCTGTTACACCGCAATACACTCGTGATAACAGGGCCGAGGAGTGGCGAGTAGCTAACCCTTGGTTTGACGAAGACCCCGAAATGCAAAGTTTTGCATATGGAGTGCATCACAAATTAATTAGAGAGGGTGTAAGCCCTCAAAACGAAGAATACTACGAGCGCATTGATGCTCGTATGCGAGAGGTATTTTCCGATTACTTTGGAGAAATCCCTTCAGAAGTACAAGAAGAACGAAAGCAACAGCCAAATGTGGTTGCCCCCGCTACGCGGAGCACAGCACCTAAAAAGGTGACATTATCGCAGACACAGGTTGCACTTGCTAAACGGCTTGGAGTACCGCTGGAAGAATACGCCAGACAGGTTGCACTAGAAGCGAGGAGAAATTAATGGCTGAGAACAGAATCAAGCGTGACAGTGAGAACCGTGAGACGAAGACTCGTAAGCGATCTTGGGAGCGCCCAGAGGTATTACCTACCCCTGAGCCAGAAGATGGCTACGCATTTCGTTGGGTTCGTGTATCAATGCTAGGTCAGGTAGATGCTACTAACGTATCCTCAAAATTACGCGAAGGTTGGGAACCCGTAAGGGCCGAAGACTACCCAAAGTTCACAGTGTTGAACGTGGAGCAGGAAAAGTTTGCTGATAACATAGTCCAAGGCGGACTCTTGTTGTGTAAAGTACCTCAAGAGATCGTAGATGAGAGAACCGCATACTATGAACAGCAAGCCAGAAACCAAATACAGTCTGTAGACAACAACCTGATGCGTGAAAATGACGCGCGTATGCCTTTGTTTAATGAAAGAAAGACAAAGGTAACTTTTGGCAACGGAACCTAATAGGAGCTAAAAATGGCTTATCCTACTGTAGATGGCCCTTATGGGCTTGTTCCGGTCAAACTGTTAAGCGGTGTCCCTTACGTTGGAACTGTACGTCACTACAGCATTGCTAGTGGCTACGGAACCGCAATCTTCTACGGGGACGCTGTTAAGCTAGTGACCGGCGGCACTGTTGAGCGTGATACGTTCGATGCTGCTATGACTCCAATTGGAGTCTTCATGGGTGTTTCATACACCGATCCCAACACTAATCAAAAGACCTTTAGGCAAAACTACATTGCTAGCACCGCCGCTTCTGATATTGAAGCGTATGTGTGCGATGCAACTGATGTATTGTTTAAGGCTGCTGTTGTGTCTTCTGGCACGACGATTGGTGACTTGGCGATAACTGACATTGGCGCGAATGTAGCTGGTGTAGACAATACTGGGGACAGCATTTCGGGTAATTCCCGTGGCGCTATCCTTGATACGTCTGCCACTACAGCAACGCTTCCATTCCGTATTGTTGACTTGGTTCAAGAAACCAAGAACAGCTCTGGCGGGTTCACTGAAGCCTATGTGAAGTGGAATGCAGGTCATGCATTCAACAACACGACTGGCATATAAGGAGTAGAGTAAAATGGCTATTTCAAGAGCGCAATTACTTAAAGAACTCCTACCCGGACTGAACGCCTTGTTTGGAATGGAGTATGCTAAGTACGGTGAAGAGCACAAAGAAATCTTTGAATCAGAGACTTCTGACCGCTCATTTGAAGAAGAAACCAAGTTGTCAGGTTTCTCCGCAGCCCCCGTCAAAGACGAAGGTTCTGCGATTGAGTATGACAACGCACAAGAAGCATTTACTGCTCGCTATACGCACGAAACCATTGCTATGGGCTTCAGTGTTACCGAGGAAGCAATCGAAGATAACCTCTACGATTCGCTGTCCGCTCGTTACACGAAGGCTCTGGCACGGGCTATGGCGTACACCAAGCAGGTTAAAGGTGCTGCAATTTTGAACAATGCGTTTGCTGCTGGCACCACTTACGGTGACGGACAGACTCTGTGTTCAACTGCACACCCGCTTGTTTCTGGTGGTACCAACTCAAACCGTCCCGCTGTCGCGGCTGATCTTAACGAGACTTCTTTGGAAGCCGCTGTTATTCAGATCGCTGGTTGGACTGATGAGCGTGGTCTGTTGATCGCAGCACGTCCTCGTAAGCTGGTCATCCCACCCAATCTGATGTTTGTGGCAACT